TATCGCGAAGCTCCACCACAAAGGGCAGGCGCTTTCTTAAATCGGGTTTAATGGCCAAGGGCACAAACACGGTTAAGTCGCCGCGCCGCGCAAAGTCTTCACCAAAGGAATGGTTATACTCTGGATTTAACTTGGCCAACTCTGCTTTTAAATGCTGCTCGCACCAATCGCGCACCTCGGCTTCGCGCATTTCTGGCGTCCAGCTCATGAAGTTTTCAGGCGCTTCAAAACGATAGATAGGGATAGAACGATCGGCGACCATGGCCGCTTCAATCAGTACCCGACTGATGTAAGCACCACCCGATTTTTTAGGCACACAGCCATATTCTTCATCGGCACTTTCTTTATTGGTGGCGTTTTTATAGAGGCCATCGCGCCAAGCTATCTCACCCGCCAGCGACCACGTTTGACCTGTGACATAACAGATACGCTTATACAAGCCATCACGAATGGCATCATCCAGCGTGATGCGGTGGATGCTGTAGTCTTTGCGGCCTTCACGGGCATCATTAATCAAGCTATTGAATAGATTATCCACACCATTGTGGGTGCTGATTAACCTGACCTTGTTGCCCCACATGGTTAATGCTAACGCCGCCTTAAGTAGCTCTTCGAGCGACTCATGGAAACCCGCTTCGTCGATCACTACATCCCCCTGTAAACCACGCAGGTTAGAGGGGCGAGAACTCAGTGCCTGAATTTTTCGGCCCGTCTTGGGAAAGCGGATCATGTAGGTGAGGATTTCTTCTTTCTTCTGCGAATCCCAGAAGGTTTGCTCATACACATCAGCTTCTGCGAGCTGGTTAAAAGCACGGGCAAAGAGCGCACAAGCGGCGATATATTCAAGCGCCATCTCTTTTTTGCTGCCAACGTAAAAGGTATTGCAGCCCCCACGGCGGCGCGGCTTAGCGGCTTTAATCACATTGCGGCCAGCCTCTGCCCAGGTTAGTCCTGTGCGTCGGCTTTTTTCGGCAATCATGATCGGCGCTTCATCTTCAAACCAGCGCTGCTGGTAAGGCAAAAACACTGGCTCATTGGCAGGTTGAGCGTCGCCAATATCCTGGGGCACATCCACCCCAGCGAGCGCCATTTCTTCCGCTAAGTCAATTTTTCGCGGCTCGCTGATAGCCGTCATGTGTAAGCCACTTTTAGCCATTATGCTTTCCCTAACAGAATTTGGCGGATACGGCCTTCAAGCTGCTCGCTCATACCATCTTCCCCACGCAATTCTTCATTAAGTGCATTAGCCGCTTCAGCCGCGAACGCGGTGCGGATCTCTTTCTCGCGCTTATGGCTGGCCATGGCAGCAGACTCCAAACGCTGCACCGCTAACATGGCATCTTTAATCATGCCAACGTCGGCACCTTCGCCTGTTTCGTCTTGGTTTAATAGGGCTTTAAACAGCTGCGAACGCGCCATTTCAAGGATCAGTTTAGTCACTTCACCCGTGGGCTTATCACCCAGTTCTGCCGTCCACACTTGGGTGATCTCACGCATTTCGCGCAGGGATTTACCCACGGCCTCCATCTTGGTGGCATAGCGGTTGATGCCTGCGCGGGAAAGCTGGTTTTCTTCAGGCAAGCCTGCGGCTTTAATCAGCGCATTGATTTCATCGAGCAAATCAATCTGCTGAATCGAGCCATTACGCAGCCCCGCATCGAGCTTTTTGCGGATAGGATCAGGCAGTAAATCCACCTTAGATCGTCGGCCTCGGGTTTCACTCGCCATCGTCTAACCCCTCCCATTCTCGCAGCCACTGCGCACGAACTAAGTGGACTTGCTTCTGTAGTTCGGCTTCTGCCGCAAACACCTTGGGAACTGCCTTTTTAAGGCGCTGGTCTAGCGCTTTGATGTGCGGCTTAACGTGCTCGTTTTTAGCAAGCACATTCTTTTCGAGTTCGCGGATAACAAACAAATCCGCCACTAAGCGGATGCCTGCAAGCTCACCACGATTTAGGATTGCTCTTGCCATGGCTACTCTCCCGCCCGTGGACGTTTAACCCCTGGCACAACCGCGCGGCCTGTCGCCACATCTTGGCCGCGACCTGTTAGCGTGGCCGTGGTCACTTTGCCAACCAGTTCGGTTTTAATCAGCCCTTGCTCGTTAAGCCAAGCGAGCTGCACCAGCAAGGCATCGCGGCTAATGTCGAGGCCGTAGGCATTTAAGCCATCTTGTAAGATGGACTCATTGAGTGCAAAGGCTCCCGCCTCGGTCAGTAATCGAAGCACCACAAGGCGTTGGTGCTCATTGATAATTTGCTGCATCGCCATTAATGGCCTCCTTTCAGTTCGTTTTCGAGAAGCATGTCGGTCTTGGTTTCTAAGCGCCTAATGCCTTGTTCCATTGCGCCAAAGCGCTCACCTAAACCTGTGAGGGTTTTATCGAGCGCATGCAGTTCGTCACGGGTCGGCATGTACTCCAATTGCATTTCAGTTTCGCTAAGGCGCTTGTCGATTTCAGCCACCTTTTGGATCACTTTTTCATGCTCAATCCGTGGGGTAAATCGCGTGCTAAACCACGCCATCAGCAGTGCACAGAAAACGCTAATGACGCTGCCAATGAAGCCCCAATACTTACCAAAAAATTCAAATAGCGATTCAATCATAAACGCGTCCCATAGCGCTGCTTTTGGCGCTTATCTTCATCCTGTTGGCAACTAATACAGCGCAACTCGTTAAGCCGCTGTGGCTCATTTAGCTCTAAGCAATCAATACAGATGCCATTGCCTTGGCGGTGTTGTTTGTGCCTGGCGGCATCCCGAACTGCATCAACACAGGCAGCTCGCTCGCGGGTTTCCATATTGCTAGCCCAGTCGGTTTCGTCCATGGGGTTCCTTATTTTGTTTGGTCAGTTTGATGGCGTTGCCGCCAATCGTGCAGGGCTTGCCAGTCGAGGTTGCATTGCCCAAGGTCAGCGGTGAGAGACAGCATCAACTCGGCTAATGCTGGGTTGGCTAGGCACAAAGTTTGTTGAGTCAGTAGGCACTGGATCACTGGCTGTGGCACTTGGGTCACTTGGCACTCGCGCATCAGTGCTGCGGGCGGCAACACATACGCTGTCGTGTAAACGGGCACGTTGCGCACAATCGGCTGCGTGGCTGAGCAAGCGCACAACATCATTAGGCACAGGAGCATCGCGCCATGCTTTAGCATCTTCATCGGTAGTGTCCTGCAACAATTGATTGAGTTGGTTTTTAAGGGCGTGATGGCGGCCCATTAGCTCTGCCTTTTGCAGCGAGATTTGCTGTAATTGCAAGGCAAGCTGCTCTGACTCAGCAGCTAATGCGGCCTTATCGGCATTGGATTTGCGCAAGCTATCAGCCAAGTTATCAGCATCGGTTTGCAGCGTTGATTTATCCGCGAGCGCTTGGGTAAGTTGGCTTCTTGTCGTGGCTAATTGGTATTGAGCTAAACAAAGCACTGCCACAAAAAGCGACACAATCAACCATTGAATGGCGATACTAATTTGGGCGGGCGTCATTGCGTTATCCCTCCGGCCACGAGTTCGCTTAGACAAATGGCTTGCTCTTCTGCACGACGTTTAATCAGCCCATTAAGGCGCACTTTGACACCTAGGCGGGTGCCATAGGTCCAACCATTGCAGACGCGCTCACCCGTTTGTGGGTTGGTAGAACATGCCTGGGTTAGCTCCTTGCAGGCACCCACACGATCCCCGGCTAACAGCTTTTTGCGCAGAGTTGAGCTGGCAAAGTTGCCGTATCCCGCCCAATGCATAAACGACAGGTAAGCCGCGTGCTCACCGTCAGTGAGATTTACAGGGGCCGTGAGTTGCAGCAGTTGCTTGTCGGCACGGGCGATATCCTTGGCAAAAATCTCCATGCATTGCTGCTCGGTAAAGGTTTGATTAAGCTTCAAGTCTTTACTTGTGTGGCCACGGCAAGCGGTGAGAACGCCCACCGCATCGACATAAACTGTTAGGCTATTGCCCTCCCATTTATCGGTAAGCTGTGCGCCCGTGATGGCCGCCGAACTTAAGCCTGCGGCCATTAAAAATGCCTTGAGTTTACTGTTCATTGGGCACCGCCTCGCGGGCTTTTAAAATATGTAGATGGGTGACAGCATGCCAGCCTTGGGAGTAATAACTTTGGCGGGTGAGATTGTAGCTGTACAAGGGTACGGTGGCGGGCACATTGCCTGCTAACTCAGCCTTGATACGGGCATTAAACCCGTCTTTGGCACACTGCCGATAAACACGGTTTTGAATGCGCTTAGGTCGCGCGTTCGCAATTGGCATACTGTTAACGCCGCTGCGAAAGTTGTTGTGGGTGACAAAGGCCATAAAAAAACCGAGACAGTGAACATGGGTTCATTGTCTCGGCTTAAGGGTTTTGAGCGGATTGGAAAGGTTTCGGGATAATCTTACTTAATAATTTCTAGCACATTACCATTCATATCTGTTTTCGCAATGACCTCTTCGGTGACGATCGCCCCAAACGAATTTTTACCTCGATACTGCATCGTTACAACGAGGTAATTATATTTGTCCGCGTATTGGGTTTTAATATGTTCAAAGCTACTAGGGTCTTTTAAATTAGCTTTGACCACTTTAACAAGGCCATTGTGCGAACCATCCCAACCGCTAAACTGGCTGTTTACTGTTTGCTGATGTGAAGCGCTAGCATTATTTGTTGTGCCAGAGTTACCAGAAGAGTAAAAGATTCCTATGATAACAAGTACTAACACAACGCTTATAACACCTGTAATGGTATTGCGTTTAGTGCATTTTGGACATTTATTCGATGCCCCTTTATTGACAACAAACAAATATTCTTTTTGGCATTTTGGGCAGGTTGTCATGAAATCCATAATCTTGTTACTCCTTATTTTTGCTCAGATAACATAAACAATCTTGTTAAAACTTTCTATATAACTTTGATTAAAACAACCGCCTTTGCTTTCTTGCCACAAAGGCGGCACGCTGTTCGGCCACAATCTCGCTCACTCTTCGCTCTGTTAAGCCATAATCGCGGCTTAATTGTTCAAGGTTATTACCTTTAAACTCGCGCCAAATCTTGATATCCCGCAGGGCTTTTTTAAGGCTTTCACCATTAGGGATATACACATCACGGCCACCAAGATATGCGCTTAGGCTAGTGGCAAGATCTTCGCTTACACGGTCAGCATTATCAATATTGTGCTGCTTAAGCGTCACTCGCATTACATCGCATAGGCTTTGCAGTGTGGATGGCCAGCGGCGAATAAAGTCAGCTCGCTCATCAGGTTTGAGTGTCGCTAACGTGGCAAGGGCTTGTTCTAACTCTGCTGTATTCGTTGCCAGTAAATCCAGTTGTTCACCTTGTTCATTCAGCATTGGTGCCTCCTTGTTCTGTTGCCTTGGTCTTCTTAGCTTTTGCCTTAAATTTCGCCATCTGCGCATCAAACTTAGCCTTAGTTTCAGCTAATGACTCAGGGCGGCCGAAGCTGGTGATCTCAAGGCTTGGCTTTGCGTTTGCAGCGGGTGCAGCGACAGGGGGAATTGAGTGCTGGCTAATGCTTTCAAGCACCTTTTTTAAGTAATTGTGGTTGGTTAGTGGCCTTGCATTACCTTCGGTTCTGGCAGCGCGAAGCTTGATCACCGTCTCTTCCAACGCCGCACGTAACCAGTCTCGGTTTGAGGTTAGTGCCAGTGTGTCATTCACCAGCGTGAGCGCACGGTTAAAACTCAAGTCACTTTTTACAGGGCGGAATAAGCCGATATAGTTCATTAGAATCCGGCCAGTGGCACCGTCCATCGGCGCAAGTGTGGCGAGCAGCTCGCGCGCCGCATCGTCATTCACTAAGGCATCTAAGTGGATATTACTGTGGCATACAGGGCAACGGCAGAGTTTCATAGGTGGCCCTCATACTGGGCGACAATCACCTCATAACTTGCAGGGCGAGTGCCGTTTTCATTCATTTTTAAACGCTCACCACGGGCAATAATGCGCTCGATAAGCACGCGCTTATGCCAGTTTTTAAGGCTTTCAAGTACCTTGTAGGCTTGCGGTTCTGTCATCCAAGCGGTAGCGTCCACGCCCTCGTTTTTACTGCGTAGCGTCATGCGGCGCACATAGGCATCAAGCGCCGATTCACTGTTATCCTGGATCACTAAGTGGTGGCCCATGGTGATCCAAATGGCGCGGATTTTATCTATGCTTGCCAATTTGCTTTTACCCGCAGCAGGGCTTAAACGGCGCTTTTTATGGGGGTTTAAAGTAGGTTTAAAGCCCTTTTGCTTAAACACTTCTAGCGCCTGTTCAAGCTCTGGCAAGTTCATTGCCCGCAATGAGTCTTTACCCGTGGCATTTTTCAGCATGGCGCGGTAAATAGCTTCATCGAGCTGCAATGATCCCTTAGCCACATTGATTAAGGTGATCAGGCGCTTCTTGTGTTGAGCGACTGGGTGCGCCTGCGCATTAGCCTGCACAGGGGCTTGTTGATTAGTGTCTAGCATTATTCGTCATCCTCATCGGTTGTCGCACTGGATACTATCTTGATGGCTTTAGGCTGACTCTTAAGCTGCTGCCAATTCGGTGTTGCTGCATTTAAAAAGTTAACAGCCCAAAGCTCACGATCGGCGAGCAGTTCTGCCTTAGTTTTCCCCTTACGAACGGGCCTAACTGGGCAGTTCGCAATGGCATATTTGAGTAAGCGTTTCGCGTAGGGTGTCATTTCATTCGCTCTTAAAATGAGTTCATTTTGTTAGCTGCTCATCAGTACCCAGCCACTACGCTGGATAGACACTAGCGACCTAGGCCACCAGTGTTTCGCTGGGTTATCGTTTATAATCCAAACCCAAGGCGGCTAGGGACTTATCAATAAATAACGCGATCACTGCACGACGCTGCGCTGCGAATTCTGGGCTTAACTCCTTGAGCGCATTAAGCAGAGCGGCGCACATCATCAAGCAGTAATGCGGCCTTTCAGCGGCTAGGCCACTGAGTTCACAGCGAAGATTATCAAGGCTGGCTTCAAGTAAGGTCGCTTGGCGTAATTGAAACGCCATCCGATCGAGTGCGGCCTGATTGTCATCTAATAGGTGTTGAATGCTTTGGACCATGTTGCGCTCCTTACGCCCTCTAAAGGGTGCTTATATCCAGTGGTAGTTGGGTGTATTTGCCATTAGGCTGACGCTCATATAGGCGCAGGTACTGGCTAGTGCCTGTGATTTGAATCGCGTCGGCTATAGCGTCCATGGCCCGTTTCCAGTTGGCATCGTCGATATCCAGCTGGCGCAGACTGAGCACTTGGTTAACGTCGATTCGGCCTTGCTGGTTTACCCGAAACGCATGCTCAACCATCGCCATCAGGCGGGTATCCGCGCCACCGCTCCAGCTTTTAATGCAATCATCAATCAAGGTTTTAGCGGTTTGGATACGCTCATCAAATACGCGGTGTTCACCCACTGCACGGCGCACTTGGTACTTGCCATCAAAGCTAGTAAGTAAAATATTGCCCTTACTGCCACCGACCTTAACGCCATATTCACTGGCCGATAGTTCGGCAAAGCCATCAATTTGTGCCATCGTCATCAGTTTGAAATTAAGCATCTGTTCACGCAGTTCTTTGGCTGAACCGACAATAGCTAGCACCACTTCATCGCGCAGTTTGTCCACGGCCTTAATACGGTCTTCATGTACCAAATCGCCTACCGCGTTTTTGCGGTAGCCCTGCGGAATAGCGGCTTGGTTGTGGGTTGAAATATCTTGGGTGTTCATATTCATTCCTTAATTAATGTGCTTTTTTAGATGCGGTGTGTTCGTCTAGCATCTGAGATAAAGACTGGCCCTGAACCACTTCGGTACTCATTACTTTGCGACCAGCGTTTTGTTCAACTAATGCCTTGGTGATTTCTGGCAATATATTTTTCATTGTTTTTGCGAGAACTAAGACGGTGGCATCAGAAAGTTTTCGTTCACTTTCAGGTGCAGCTTCTATCTTCATGCTGCACTCGATACCGCAAACGTCATCAATCGCCGCATCGTTAATTTCAATAATCAGCTTGGCCATGTCTCACTCCTCCCAACGCACTGTCACGCCGTGAAATTGCACCGCCATACAGCGGCGGCGAATGCCTTTTATGTTTTCGATAATGTCCACTGCCATGCGGCGAAAATCAGCGGTTGGCTTGTCGATTTGCACAACCTTCACGCCTGAGTGGACAACCTTCATACCGCGTAAACGCAGCGCACTAATCACATCGAATTTAGGGTTTTGGTGTCTCATATGCCTTACTCCTTAATTTCACAAAACACTTGGCCATAAACTCGGCCGCTATTTCCAATCAGTTTTAAGCGGTGGTTTGCATCATCAAACGACGTTGCCCAAATATGAAATGACATGGTCTTACTACGTCCATCGATATACTCCACACCGTATTTGAACCATTTCACGCCTTGTGCATCGATAAAGACCTGTTCACTATCTGGTTGATCATCAACAAATAAACCGCCTCTTTTTTTTATAATGATTAATAAATGCCATACCGCGAGAATCACTAAACTTGGTAAAGCCATTAATAAAAATTCCTTCATATTTATTTCCTCTTGTTATTCCACGCCTTCAAGGTCTTTAAAGGCGGCACGTAAATGGTTAACGCTAATGGCACTATTGCTGCCGCTGGCCATCATGGCGGCTAGGCGTAGGGTTTGGTTAAGTAGGCGCAGCGCACCAGGCTTTTCAGATATCACCGTCATTAGGGCGCGTTCGCTGTCACCGTGAATGCCCCAAGCGGTGGCGATAGCGGTTACATCGTTTTTCTTGGCTTTATGAATGCCGACCTTTTTGGCGATACGGCTAAACAAGCGGGCAAAATCTTCATTGCGGCGGCCGCCAGTCAGTTGGGCATAAACGCGGTTATTACCAACCAGCACCATGCCGACTTGGGTTTGTTCCTGTAAAATGCGCAGTTCTTCTAACGTGGCGTAATCCAAATGATCCGCCTCATCGATGATCACCAGTCCACCTGTACCCGTTAAGCGGCGTTTAATGGCGCGAGCCAGTGGGCCTTTGCGGCGAGGCGCATCATCCATACCCAGTTCTAATGCCAGTTCATACAGGCATTCACTCAGGCTTGATGCTGAGGGGGATGCGGTGATCATCCATACGTTGGGGTTATCGTTAGCGTAGTGTTTCGCGGCGGTGGTTTTACCCACGCCTGAGGCTCCAAATACCACGCTGATACACTCGGCTGCATGGGCATATGCCAGTGCGGTATGGATTTGGTTTGCAGTTTGGGTTTGCACAAACTTAGGCGCGACAGGATTTGTGGCGCGGTTCGTCTGCAGGGCAAGCCATGCGGTGAGCTTTTCGGTTACTCCTGCTGCATCACCACCGATACCATCATATTTACCGTTGAGATATTGACTGATCACGCTAGTGCTAACATCGATCTCTTTAGCCAGTTTAGATTGGGTCACTTTTTTGCTATCGATCATCGCTTTTACTGTGTCGATAACTTGCTGCTGTTGTGAGCCTTGGATTTCTGCTTGAGAAATACTGACAACCTTGTTCATCATATTTTTCCTTTTGGTCGTAATTAACTTGGGTTTAAACGGGTGTTAAAGTCGGTTTTTATTTTTCTCGGCAAACAGTGCCGATACGCCTAGCGCAAAGGCTTCTTCAAAGTTTTCACTTTCTGTTTGCCCTGCAGGCTGGGCGGAGACAGTGCGCACGGTATTGCCGTGGCGGATATGCACTATCTCGGTGGCTGCTGGCGTTAATGGCGGCTCAGGTTCAACCCCGCGCATTAACTCAGCGGCCTCCATCGTCGTCATGCTCAAGTGTTCTTTGGCGGCTAACTTATTAGCCTTGGTAAATTTAATAGCGTGGCGTTTGTGTTCTCTGCCGCTAGTGCTATCGCCAAAACCAACGGCTTCAATACATTCCGCTTCGCAGATCAGCAGGCCAGACAGCGTGTAACACACCACCATGCTGTGCAGGTTGTCGGGGTCAAAACGGGCAACGATCTTCTGTCCGACATAGGCAAATAACTCATTGTGGTGATAGCGGTTTTTGCGGTTAGCAATCGCGCCGCCAGCATCCAAAATAAAGGTGCCATCCTTCTTCACTCGCACCGCTTCAGCGCTTAGGAGCAACATGCGTTTTTGTTCAGCAGTGGCTTTACGCACCGTGGCGTTTTGATAGCTAGAGGTGAATGCTTCATCAAACGACATAACCCCACGGCACACTTCGGTTTCACGATTGGGCCGAGCGTTAAAGCGTTGCACACCTTCGGCGAGCCCTCGCAAAAACACCTCAGCATCAACCGCTTTACTGCCATAGTTATCTGGTTTTGCGGTAGGATTTGGCCCCGTATACGCTCCAGCAAAAGCAAGGTGTTTATCAACAAACTCACCTAAACCGCCCACGCCAAAGGCGCGTTCGATTGGCTTAGCTTGACCATGACCTTTGCCTAAAATCACGCTCGACCAATGCAGGGTGATCCCAAGCATGGGGATCAATCCCATCGGGTCATCTGGCTTAACTTTAAAGCGATAACGATTTGGCACACCGCCAGTGATCCACTTGTTGGCGGCCGCGCGGGTGTTATCGATAGTGATATGCTTGGGGATGCCGTATTGATTCACCACATCCATTAGCGACAGGCGAATAGTGTCGGTGTTTTCAGATACACCAGTGCGCCAAGCGAGGATCTTGCGGGTACGAATATCCGCCCAAAACCATGTTTTCGGACGTAGGATTTCACCGTTATGCCAGCGCACAAACACGTTGTGTTGATAGCCGTCACCGTTGATCCACTCCATCGCCTCAATATCCAGCACGGTACGTTGCTGTGCTGGATAGAGCATCATTAGCGCATGTTCACCTTGGCGCAGCATAACTTGTTGCTCAAACGGCACTTCTTTATCTAAGCGGCGTTTAAGGCTATCTACTGACGGCACTTGCCAACCATGTTTTTTGGCGGTATCTAACAAGGCCCAATAGCTAGTGGCAAAGTTAGGTTGTTCTAACCGCAGGTAGTCAGCTTTAAACCATGCCCACGCTTCATCACTCACTGGGGCTAAACGGTTAGCGGCGTTGTTCATGGCCGCAATTTTGTTTTTGGTCAGCAGTTGCGGTGCCCAATCGGCTTTATCAAAGCCTGCAACCTTTTTGCAATCGCGGCGCAGAGTTGGTACGGCAAGTCCAAACTCTTTGGCGATATGTTCATACGCCGCCATTTTGTTAGTACCCGTTTCCACTAGCGCATAAAAGGCACTGACATAGGCCAGTTTGCTTTTAGCGACAGCCTGGGCGTTTTCGCCTGCACGTTCCCACACTTGCCACAGGCTAGCGGCATCGTAACGCTCACGCGCGGCTTTAGGTTTGGGGGCATTTAATACTGTGCCGTTAAGCTCAATCTTGCCTTGCTGTGCAAGCAACTTAGCTTTAGCTGCGGGAGGTAAACTATTGAGATGATATTCAAAACCACCACCACGACCTTCACGCTTGCGGCATGTCCAACCTTCGCGCTTGGCTTTAGCATTAATGTTTTGTGTCGTGCCTGGCATGTCAGGTAAACCACTTAATTCAGCAGCACTAAACCATTGTTTTTGTAATGTGCTCATTCATCTTCTCCATCGAACATCGCCAGCTCTGGTTCTTGGCTTTTGCTGACGTTTTCGCTATGCCAGGCAATGCCACCCATCACATTGTTAAGTGCGGTGATGGTATCTTCGGCTGCGCTTTGTCCTTGGTAAAAGCGGATAAGCAAGCCCATAGCTTCACTAAACGAGCCTTGCAGTTCGTTAACTTCGGTATTAGTGGCTTTACGGCCGCTGGGAATATCGATAACAAGGCGGTTGCTAGAGGCAGCGATATACAAGGTCATGTAATCCGCACCACAGGCGTGCTCAAATGGGCGGATCAATACGGCAGGAATGCGACCATTCTCAAGCCATTTATATAGCGTCCACTTGCTAGGCAAACCCATCAGATCGGCAACGCGGTCTACTGAAAGGTTTTGTTTTTCGCGGGCAAACTCTAAGCACAACTCCATCGAGTGGCGCA